AATCACCGCAAGCCACTCGCAAGGTAGGTCGCTCGGCTTGCAATCGTTGCAAGGTTCGCAACTTCAAATGGTCGCCATGTTTGTGAGTTAGGAGTACTATTTTTAAGGAACGTTTTACTGCTTCTAAGGCTTTGAGCGCAACGCCGCAATCTACCATTATTGCGTTGTCGTATATCACGGCGTTACCCTCGCTACCTGAACTAATGACTTTTGCTATTCCCATTTGTTGTCAGTTAGGTTATATACCCCTCGTG